CCCCGTCAGCTAAGGCGTCTACTGTATCCATATTGTTTGGATCAATTAGGATAATGTAGTACTCTGCCTTAGCCACCAGAGAATTTTTTGTATCATAGGTGTAACTGATCCGGTCATTCACCAATGAACCCGTTATAGAACTGCCCCTCTGTGCACCTTTATGCATGGTGGACCATGCGATATCCGGAAAAGCGGATTTTAACCATGAGAGGATGGTATCTCGAACCTCAACCCTTTTGCTCATAGCTAACCCCTCCAAAGCGGCACGCTTCCGCCAGCCACTTTCTTCCCGGTAAAATCTGTGGCGCAGAGGGAGTTTGTAATACGGTTCACCTCAAGCCGGAAAAACTCCAATTTCTGTGCATAAATATCTTGATTTATCGTCTCAAACGCCGTCAGGTTATCCGTGCCGATCAACTGTAAGCACCTGAGATAACAGGCATACACAACGCACAGTCGTTTCACAATAACAGGTATTGCACTTGGTATATCCGCCTCGTTAACACCCAAACGGACCGCCAGACCGGAGACATATGCGTTACTTTCATCCACGTCCGACTGTTCACAGGTAATCAGATTATCCCTGATATCGGTTAGCGTAATATAGTTCATCACAGACCCCCTAATATAACGTCAATTGCCCGGTCAAAGCGGCGCTGTATATCTGGAGATATCTTTTCGGCAGCATCATATAAAAACTGATCCTTTGGCGTCCCCGGATGGTGAACCCGCCGGGCAAAAGCGAAACCGCCTTGCACCGGGAACCGCAAAACCTTTTTCATCCGAGGCCGGATATCATGCGGTTTTGTTCCTTCGTGCAAATATACCGCTACTTTAGTGCCCAGCCAGACCTTCCCACTTGTCCCGTTCACTTCGCTGACAATGCTTCTCTCTGTATCGCCGCTTCGGGTGGTAAAACGATGGTGATCTGCAGCATAGTTTCGGACGTCTCGAGTAGCCATCTTAACTTGCACACGCGCCACAGCCTTCACAGCCTGAGCAGACTTGTCAAACGCACGGGATACCTTTTCAAAGTCCGGGCTAATTAACACCTTCATTGTTCGGCCCCTTTATGCAATCTTATGAGTATAGATCGCACCTTTTTTGTTGTTCAAAACAAAAGCGTCATAATAAACGCGGCCTTCAACAAGCCAGCCGTTGATACCGGGAGGATTATCGTGGATTTTGTAGTCTGCCAATTTAACAGGGCTGCAACAAGCAATCGGGTTAGTCAAAACGAACGCCGTATTCTCCGGCAGATAACTGGTAGGAACAACAATTAACGGGACACCATCAATCATGCCCAGCTGCCCTTTCAACAGCATTTCCTGCGCGATATCAGATGCCTTCACAAAAGTATCATCCTGTTTCATGAATTTATAAAAAGTAGGGCCACAGTACAGTAACCGTCCTGCTAACGGTGCCTTTTCATCCGTCAAAGCAGCCTGCGCATCCAGGAATGCAGCATAGGCATTTGCTTTAGTAATAGCAGCAGTTGCGCTGTTCTTTGCACCCTCTGCAATCTTAGCCAGACGATATACATCCAGTTCCGGAGCAACAACCTCTTCAATCTGACGAGTCAAAGCCTTACCGGCTTCCATGGTCATCTGCGTATCCAAATAGTTTCTGCGGTCAATCGTAAAGGTAAAGGAACGATCCTTGGACAGAACTAATGCCTGCGTGGAGTTATCCAGCTCAGCAGTCACACCATAGCGAGCATTGCCCGTCATGCTATAGTCGTTCATCGGCGCAGTGCCCATAGAGTAAACATTGACCGTGTTAACTCCGGTAAAGTCGAAATTATTGTTAATCGCCGGAGCAGTCATCGCTGCTAATTTAAATTTTTCATCAATTTGTTTTTCATACTTGCTTGCGTAATTTACCATTTAGAGTTCTCCTTTTCTTTTAATTCAGTCCGGATAAAAACGGATCAGAGCTTCCTGCACCGCCGACAGATGCCCCTCCGCCTGATTGTGCATTGGCTTTTACCGCCCATGCATTGTCTGTGAGCCAGCCTTTGACGCCATCCGCAACCGACATCTCCTTATCCCCAAATTTATAGATGACTTTTTCATCGTCTCCCACAACCAGGTATTCATCCAGAAGTTTTGCCATCGCTTCCGGGCTGGCAGCGTTTCCTTTGGTCAAGGCATCCACAGCTAGGCTATGTTTTAAAGCCGCAATACGCTTGCCCTTCTCAGTTTCGGCTTTTTGCGTCATATCTGTCAGCTGCGTTTTAACGGTGTCCAGCTGCTTGGTCAGAGCTGCTACTTGTTTCTGCACCTCGTCGGGAGATTTCCCTCCGGCATTAAATGCATCCAAGGTAGTCTTTAACTCTTTGGCCTTGTCCGCAACATCATCCGTGTCTTCCAGTCCAAGGTTAGAGAGTAAACTTTTTAGTTTACCGGATGCCTTTTCTCCAGACAAACGATGGTTCTTTGCCTCCGCGCCCAAACGCCCCGTCTCCGTCTTGATAGCGGTAATGATATCCGCCCCGTTTTCCAGCTTTTCAATTTCT